TATTCCAGCCATTTCGGCTAGTTGCTTGGTTACTTTATGAGGTTTATTCCAGCCTTGACCATTATTGAATACTGTTTCTGCTAAAAAAAGCGGCTTTAAACAAGCATTACAAGTCGAAACCTGGTCTATATCGCTAAAACCTAAGCAATTATGCTGCTGTCTATGCCAATTTGAATATCCAGAGAATTTAACTCCTTTAAAATAGACCTTTTTAACCATATAAATAGCCATTAATTGACGAGAATAGATATGCAAGCAAAAAGTTTTGCACAATCATAATATGTACTTGCAGATCCGCGAAAAGTGTATAAATACCTATACATGAAACTTACAAATATATTTGTACCAGAATTAAAAGATCGTCATGCAGAACGATCATTAGTTTCAACATTTGTAGATGTAAAAGAACTTCCAGAAATAGAAATGAAATTACTTAATGATGTAGTTGCAGCTACTGTTAAGTTTAAATTTTATTATAACAAAAGTTTAAAAGCTCCAATTCATAAAAAAGATATTAAAAGAACTTCAATCTTAAAAACTTTAGAAATAGTAACTAGAATTATTAGTGGTCCATCAGATTTAGTTTATTCTGTTGCAGCCAAACAAGCGTCAAAAATAAGTCTAAGTTTATCTACACAATTTAATCATCAATGGCAAAGATCATTAATGCATTTATTAAATAAGCCTAGCAAAAATAAAACAGTTTTAAATTTAGGATTATATAAAAATAATAATTATGGAATTTATGACATCGTAGAACCAAAAAATTTATTACAAAGATTAATGTCAGAAAACGAAATTAAGAAAAAAGATTTAGCAACATTAGCTGGTGTTGATCAAGCAACTCTTTACAGACATCTTAACGGAGAATTAGATATTACAAGAGAAGCTGCAATTAGATATGCAAAAGTTTTAGGTTGTGATCCAGTAAAAATTTTATTTAACGAATTAACTATTCCGATGTGGGGTTCAACTGACACACATGAAATGCAAATGATGAATAGACTTTCAATTTATCCTTCTGAAATAACTGCAAAAGATTTAGGTACTATTGAATGTCCAAGAGAAATTTATAGACCAGATGTTAAGGCAATAAGAATTGATAGTCCAAATTCAAGTTTACATAATCAAGTAGCATTTTATTATAATTCAAATGAGCCAATAGTTTTGGAAGATCAAATGGTTATAGTTGGAACTCAATTAAAAAATTTATCAAATAGTGATATTAGAAATAGATATTTTATAGGTATCTATAAAAAAAATAAAGATGGTAGAACGGTTGATTTACATACAATAGATCCATTAGCATTTAATGTAGAAGGTATTGAACCTGATGAAGATATGCATTCTTTTGATCATGTAATTTCTTTTGTTGAAGATCAAATGAAAGTTATTGAAGGTATTGAGCCAACATTTGTTGCACCAGTTGTTGCAATGATGGATGCTTCAAAAGTTTTTGATCCAATCAAACAAGAAATTCAAAAAGCTTACGATGAAATTTATACTGCAAGTCGTAATCAAGAAACTAAAGCATTAAAAATTTTTAAAAATGTTCAAATGAAATCTGTACTTCAGGATAAAGCTGAAAAAGAAATCTTATCAGATGATGTAGATGATTATGTTGATCAAATGAACCATCAAAAATTAAAAGCATTTATTGATGCAGATAAAGAATTACAATCAGTTATCAGTACAGCTGCTTATGGACCAGCAAAACTTGAAAGAAGAAATGCTATTCAAAATAAGGTTAAGCAAATAAAAGCGGATTTAAACGATAAAGAGCTTAAAATTATTGAAAGAGCTTACGATAGACTAAAAGAAAATATGGACAATCCAGGTCCTGATGATGAGGATTATATCAATAGACCATGATAATTAAGGATTATACACCTCAACAATTAAAAGGTTTTATAAGACCAGCAATAGTCGAAACAGAATTTGGATTAGATAAAGGAATGCTAGAACACCTAAGAACTTGTAGCCGAGATGAAGGAAAATTAAGAGGTCCAATGTTTTTAAAAGATGGTAATTGTATTCTTTATCAAAGAGCATCTATCATAAATTGGCTAAAACAAACGATGTTCCAAGATGCGGAAACTGACGAAACAGCCGAAACTCCAAAAAGAAAAAGATCTCAAGTAAGTAAGTAACTAAACCAAACAAACCAACCTCACATATAATAAAAGTTTTTGTCGGAGTATCACAGCTCCATGATATTAAAAACAAAACTTATAGATCCTTTAGAGGAATTAAAATTAGACGGTTTTCAAAAATTAAATGAACTCCTAAAAATTAATCATCACTCCCCCACTTCAAGCTCAATGCCAGAAGGTATTTATGCTTTTAGATATTTATTTTCTACTCAAGAACAAAGAAGAGAGTTTGATGGTAACGCTAACATGGCAGCTGGTGTTGCAGTCAACGATGCTGTTCAATGGCATTACTCACATGACATCTGGTCCTTCAATCCTAATCAAAGAAAACTTGCACCACATAAAAATACAAAACTTTCTAAAGAAGAGGCTATTGCAAAAGCAATGGATAAATTTAAGGAGTATGTTCCAGTCAATGATAAAGACAGAGAAAAAAAAGAACACTTCCTTGAAACAATACCTCAAACAATTCAACAAGGCTTTTTAGCTTTTGAAAAAATTGGAATATTAAATTCAGAAAAGGTTGTTGCAGAAGATAGCATCAATCATATTGATCACAGACTTTCTTTACCAGTTGTTGGTAGAACTGACGTACACTTTACAGATTTTAATGCACCAGAGCGATCTGCTGCAGCGTCATCGCAATTCATATCTAGCGATGCTCCGTTCCTTTCGGTCTGTGAATTGAAAACCAGTTGGCAACGACCAGGTAAAGTAAAGAAGGATGGCACTAGGTCTTTTGCTTCGGCTAAACTGCCATCTACTCCGTTAGTTAATCATTTGCAGCAGTTGGCTTTTTATTGTTTCAGCCTAAGAAAATTAAATAGGATTAGTCCTTTTCTTATTTATCTAACTGCAGATGATCACATGGTTTTTACTGAGAAAAATTGTGCTGACTTGGAAATACAAAATCTAAATAATTATTACGAACAACTAATTAGAAACTGCATTCGTAAAGAACGATTGCTTGCTAGATATATAGATCTTGAAGAGCCTGACATGATCTTAGCTGAAATAGCTAAAGATGTTGAGCCTGGATTTGATCATCAATTCTACTGGAATATTGGATCTAAACACCTGGCTAGAGCTAAAAAGATTTGGAGCAATACATAATGTCTCCGCAACTCATCAACTACACAACACTAATCATAGGAGGTTATTACATATGTCAGATGATATATTAGTCAGAACTATTGCGGATTTTAAAAAAAATCTAAATGGTCAAACTATAAAAATACACAACAACGATTATGCAACAGTTGCATTAAGAGTAGGTATCTTCAGAAGAAATCTAGGATCTGCTGCAACAATAGCATCAACTATTGAACACCAGGATGACAAAAGAGTTATTGTTAAAGCTCAAGTCTTTATAGACAACAAGCTTGTATCTACTGGACTAGCTGAGGAATATAGAGCAGCCAGTCGTATCAATCAAACATCAGCCTTAGAGGTAGCAGAAACCAGCGCAGTCGGACGTGCATTGGCTTTCCTAGCTTTAACTAATGACAATATTGCGTCAGCTGACGAAGTTTCAGGAGCGATTGTTCAATCGGACCAGAAGCTTACAGCCGCATTAACCGAGCTTGATAAAGTCTCTCATCTCGGTGCTTACAATGAATGGTTATCAACTAACAAAGAACTTATGCAACAAGTTAAGCAACAAGATGCTTATGCTTGGCAACTGTTCTTAGAGAAGTTTAACCAAATCAAAAAAAACCTAGAGACTAAAGGAGTTATCCAAAATGGATGATCAAACCAAAGAACGTAAATCGTTAGGAGTAGTATTTCCTAACATCAATAAAGAAAACCCAAAAAGTTATGACCTNAAAGGAACAATAACTTTACCTGATGGAAAAAAATATAGAGTTGGTGCTTACAAAGCTGAAGCAACTGGTTCTGGAAAACTTCCAAAAGGAAGCACCTACTACTGGATGCACCGTGTAGAGGAATTGGAACTTAACCAAGCTGATACATCATTTGATCCAGCTAACTTGGAGTAATCATGGACACGGATAAATATAAATCTATAGCCTTGAGCATGGACACTTATAAGAAGCTGAGAACATTATCAGACGAACAGTTTGAGATGCCTCAAAGTCTTGCAAAGACTGCTTCGTATTTCATTAACGCTGCCTTTTCTGCTCATGCAGATAGTAAAGATAAAAATGTTAAACGAAAAGCTTAAAAAGATCCGTCAAGCCAAACATTTAGAGTACGGATCATTCGATGCCAATATGATTAATATTGGTAGAGCTTGGTCCTCTCTACTAGGTTTGAATGTAAATATTTCAGGTCATCAAGTTGCTAATATGTATGTCATTGCAAAACTTATCAGAACACAAGGCGGCTA